AATGCCTCAAGTGATAACTGTTCATCACTATCAATAAGCAATAACCAATCAGACTTTGTGCCATCTAAGAATTGTTTTACAACTCGGTTGCGTTGTTTTGATAGCAACCCTGAACCTTTAACACGAACAAATGGGCCAAGCCTTGCTGACCTTGCCTGCGCTAACTGAATGAGGCGATAAGCAAAAGCACCATTGACGGTGCCAGGGTCGCAACTACCGATTGAAACTTTGTGAGCTGATTTCATAGATTCCCCCGAATCTGTTTTGGGAAGTGTTGAAGGGGCAAGTCGGGGGAGTCTTGCCCCTTCAACACAATCAAGAAACCTTCAAATTAGAAGGTTGGTGCCACTAAGCCTGTGCCTGAAATAATTGAGGCAGCAAGTGGGTAACGCTCAGCAGAAAACGCTGCATAGCCGTAAACAACTGACTTAACTGTGAGATTGCCTGCGCCAGTAGCATCGAAAGCCAATGCGAATGGTGAGCCAGGTTGTTCCCAAAGGTGCATCTCAGGTGCGGCAACGCAATAGATTTCATCTTGGTTTGTAGCAGCGCCGTATGTTGTACCAACTGAAGCATCTGTGATGATTGGAAGTCCAAGCATCTGATAACCGCTGTTGCCATAACCTGCAACGCCTGCGCCTGTACCAATTGCGTTCATTGGGCCACCCGCAGCAGGAACTACTAATGGGCGGTTTGAACCATCAACCGCAGCAAGCAAGAAAGCAAGGCGGCGTGGGTGCATAATGAAGTGAGTTGGTGTTGTGAATGTGTTTGATTGAACTTGCTGAATTGCATCAGCTAGTTTTGGATAAAGCAAGGCAACTGTTGGTGTTGTTGCTGTGAATGTAATTGCATTTCCACCTGAGTTGCGGATTCCCTTGATTGTGCCTGCTGTACCTGCACCGTTAAGAATCTGATTGTCAAGTGTTGTGTGCCAAGAACGGATTAAGTCGGCAACGATGAAAGCATCAATGCCTGTTCCGCGCTCAATTGCTTGCTTTGAAATATCTTGCTGACCTGCAATTGTGCGCACATTGATAGTCAATAGTGTGTCATCTGCATCTGTTTCTGAAACTGCATCGTTCTGTGTAACCTGAACGGCTGTTGAAGTTCCTGTTGTCATACGGGAGATATTCAGGGTCATTCCGGATGCTGGCAAGCTGTGCTTGCTTGTTGCGAAATCCGCTGTTGGGCGGCCTGCGCGAGCAAGTGGTGCTGCTAGATCAACAAGGTATTGTGGAATAACAAGACCATCAAATTGAGCTGTTCCGACATCGCGGCGCTCAATTGATTCTTCGCGGATATGGCGAGCAAGGCGCTCATTGGCTGCGAAATCTCCGCGTGAAGATGCTGCGAAAGCATCCTTTACGAATGAAACCTCAGCATCAGGTGAATATGTGCGAGCTTCGCGTGTAACTGTTGCGCCACCCTTAGGTGTAACAACTGCTGCAACTGAAGCGCGAACCTCAGATGCCTTTGCATCTGCAACTGCCTGAGTGTTGAACTTTTCAATCTTTGTATCTAGTGAGCGTGATTCTTCAACCAAGGCATCAACCTTTTCGGTTTCCTCGGCGGTTAAGTCTGTGCGTTCTTCAGCGGCAACCGCTTCAAGAACTGCATCTAGTTCAGCCTTAACTGCATCACGGCGCTCAATTACTTTGTCAAGAAATGACATTTGTTTTGCTCCTTATGAGTTTGTTGGAAAATTTGAGGTGGTGGCGATGGTTTCACGGCGCTTTGAGGGTGTGAGGTCGCTCCGACTTCATCTGCTGATTGTTCAGCAGAAACTTATTTTGTGTTGTTTACAATTGCCTTAGCAAGGCGAAGTGAGATTTTGCGAGATGAATCCTCTGTTGGTTCTAGCTCTAACTCAGGTTCTTCAACTTCAATTTCTTCTTCAGGCTCTCCACCTGTAAGCATTGCCATCATTTCAACGGCTTTCATAATGTAATCGTGGCCTTCGCTTAAATCTTGAAAAATAGAATTTAGAACAACCAAAGATTCGCCTGTAACTTCACGGCCTTCTTTAACTGCATCAATTGCTTTGCGCAATTCTTCTCTTGCCTCAACTGAGGTGGTTGGGTAGGCGGGATAAGTTACAACCGAAACATCGCCATCTGAAAGTGAAACCTCAGTTAGAACGCGGCGCGAACGATCTTCGCTCCACTTTTGACGAATAACGCGGAAGGCAAAGCTCATTTGATCAACATCACCGCGAGCAATTAAGGTGTGAATGTCGCGAGATTCTTGAGTATCTGCCAATTCTGCGCTGAAATATAGTCCACGATCATCTTCAGTAAGGTTTAGAGTTCCATTCTTGGTTCTAGCCAAAGGCAACCCGGAATGGTTTACTAATAGGCGAACATCAGGTGTTTCGCTTAAAGTCTTGCGAAATGCGCCAGGGGCAATTGATTCTTTGAATGGAAGCGGAACGCTTGAGTCATTGAAAACGGCAGCATAACCCGAAAGGCGCATTGTGCCATCGTCAGCTTGTCTTGCCTCAACATCGCGAACTGTGAATGTGCGGCGCTCAATCTTTTTCATTTTACTCCTTGAGTTTGTTTCTGCATCTAAGGCATCAATTTTTCTTTGCGCCCAATTTTGAGCTGTATCACTAAAATCAGAATCCCCACCCCAAAGAAGCCAAGCAACTAAACCTGCGCCCGGATATTGGGAATTTGAACTATCTTTATTCTTTGGCGCTTGCCCATCAACTTTGTGGCGAGCAAACCAAGGTGCCATTTTTCTAACTTTGTTTTCTGTAACGCGCCCCGCAGCTAGTTCACGGGCTTCACGCTTTGTGCCATCGGTTAAACCATCGCCGCCGAAACCTTCATCAAGGTATTTCAAACCACGCTTGGCATTTTCACGAATGAATGATGGAACACTTAAATCAACTGCTCGAACTTCGCCCATTGGTTCGATTCCTTCAGCAAGTGAAACGGCAACCATTTGATCAACTGCGCCTTGCTTTGAATCGTGACACCCAATAGTTTCAAATGAACCATCAGGATTTTCTTTAACGGTTGCCCAACCTGCGCAATCGCTCTCTTTGTCTGAAATGTAATAAGGCATTTTGTTCCTAAATTAGAAGTAAAATTTCTGCATCATCTTCAATGATTGAGAAATCAATCCTAGATTCAGCACTTGCCTTAATCCCTGCCATTTTTATTTTTGCTGTTGCAACAACTGTTTTGATAGTTATTTCAATTTCGGGTTCAACAACAGGGAAATTAGGTTGAACAAAAGAATAACCTGTTGAACTTGAGGCAGTTTGTTCTTGAGGAATTACTACGCTTGCTGACAATCCCCCAAGATTTGCTGTTGCTGTTACAACATTTGTGACTTCAGCGGTTGCGGTGGCGGTTAAACCCTGCAAATCTGCTGATGCTGTTGCATAAACGATTGGCCCTAGAACATCAACGCCAAGTTGAGAAGTGTCTAAAACAAATTGCGCCATTTAGCTTGCGATTGTTAGGGCAACTGTTAGAGATGCTGACGGGATTGTGTAAGTATCGCCTGCGGTGTAGGCGTTGCCGCTGATTGTTCCTGAAAATAGGAAGTTGCCTGCGGTTAATGAATCCCACGCGGTGAAGAAGGTTGCATCTTCGCTGCCTGCAATTGCTGTCCAACTAACATCAGCATCACTTGCCATTGACCCACTACCTGCCGCACCAAATGAAACCGACTTGCGGGTGGTTTCGGTGGCAGGATTTGTGGTGCCGTTGGCACCGGGATCGCCAATGTGAAGTTTTACATAGGCAGTTGATACTGAAAATGCTGTTGCGTTACCAACTGAATTAAGAAAAGCATTTGCTAGATAAGAGCTTAGACCTGTTGCCATTATTCTTCACCCTCAACAAATTCTTCCGTGATTGATTCAATTCTTCCAAGATCATCACGCACAACCTTCTTGATAACCCGTTGGCGTGAAATTGTGTTGGTGACTTGAACTGTTGGAGATTCAACATTGACATTTGGCGCAGCAACATTGACCTGAGGGGATTCAAGCATCACCATTGCAGGCTCAATTGTCACATTTGGCGCTTCAACATTAACTGTTGGTTCAGGAACTTGAACAATCATTGAGTTATTGCCATTGCGGGCTTCGCGTGAATTGACTTCATAAGCCGAACTTGGGTCGGCAGGGTCAATGCTTGAAATCTGTTGTAGCTGAGATGAAGGCAAACCTGTGTGCTTCATATCAGGTAAGCCAACGGCATCTGTAACTGCCTTGGGGTCAAAGCCAACCTGAATCAAGTTAGAGGCAATTTCTGCTCGCAACTTCAAACCAACATCCTTGGCATCGGCTGCATCAATGTTTTGTAACGGCACTCGGTATTGATCGCCCGATTCAACAGGTGACAAATCTTCAATGCTGCGAACATCGTTTAAGCTCAAGAAACCTTCGCGTAATCCCTTGGTGTAGGCATCATAACGCTCAAGAGTTGTGCCGCGAAGTAGCGCATCAAGGTTGAATCGAATGAAACCATCAGGTTCAGGCAACAAAGTTGATAGTGCTTGCTCAATTCGCTCCAAGATTGGGCGTAATGAGTGCTGAACAAATGAAAGATTCTGCGCTTCAACTGATGCGAATGACATCGCACCCGCAACAGGATGACCTAAAAGGCTAAGCGGAACGCGAAAAATTCGGCTAATTTCCTCGACCGAGAAGCGGCGGGTGTCTAAAAGCTGCGCGTCAGAGGCGTTAATTTGTAGCGGTTTGAACTGCGCGCCACCCGAAAGGATGCCAATCTTGCCCGCACGATAAGGCCCTGTGTGAGTGATGTTCCAATCGCGCCCAATATCTGATGCCTGTTCTTCAGTTAAGTCACCGGGAACTTCAATAACACCGCCAGGGTTAGCAGCGTTGCCAAAGTAAGAGGCAGCATAAGTATCGGCAGCCATTGCTGAACCAATTGTGGTTCGGCAGGCAGCGATTGGGCTTAGCCCGTAACGCTGACCTGGCAAACGGAACTCAGGAATGTGGAGAACATCTTTGCCACTTAATTTTTGCTCATAGATGCCTTGAGCATCTCTTGCCTTCACATAATAAACCAAAGGTTCATTTGGATTTGGGCGCTCAATGCGAACATCGCGTGGGTCAAGAACCCAAAGCTCTTGAATGTCACCAATATCATCGCGCAAGGTCATAATGTAAGCGTTGCCCTCAAGTTTGAATGAGGAAACAATCTGCTCATAAAATTCTAAGCGAGTTGTTTCAGGGTTTGGCTTTGTTACCCATTCAGGTTGCTCACCATAAACAACTGCATAAGGCAAGCGGTTGCGACCTCGGCGCACATAAGCGCCAACAGGTAATGATGAAACGGTATCGCAAAGCAAGCGAACGCAAGAATAAACTGTTGCCATTCGGATAGCTGACTCAGCATCCACAACAACGCCCGACATTGATTGACTTGGTGGGCGGCCAGGAATAATTGGCTCAACATATTGAGAATTTATTGCTCGCTTATCGCTTGCCCCACTTAAACGCTTAGATAAACTCATCAGTTAGCCTTCTCTGTAATCCATACTAGAAATGAACCTAAAACAATAAATGCGGCAGGCAAAGAAATCATCGCAAGCCCTGAAGTAACAAGGCTGATGCCAACAACTTCAACGATGAGTGAGAAATCAATCTTGTTGAGTTTCATTTTCATCTCCTAAACCTGAATCGAAAAGAATTTGGCAACCGGCTTTGTAGGTTCAAGCGGTTGAGTGGCGCGGTCATATCCGAAAATTGAAGCAACGGCAGCATCCACCTTACGGCGAGAGCTTGCCTTGGCAACCATAACTCCGCGAGATGATTGCTTTGTCACGCAGTTTGCAATGTGTCTAGCAAGTGCGGGATTGCCATCGTGGGTAAACGATTGGTTCACAACTGCTTCGTAGAATTTTTGCGTGGCGGGAACCATTCGTTCAGCAGAATTCGGATAGCTGACAACGGGTAGCCCTTCCTCATCCAAGACCATAAAAGTTCGCTGCCAACGGGCAGGGTCGAACACGATCTCTCGCACACTAAATCTTTCATCTCTAAAGGTGCTGATGATTGTTTCTTCGACTTCGGCAACGGGGATGTGCCAATCTTGTTCGGCATCATCTGGCCTTTCCCATAAACCGACAACCATTAAATGTGGCTTTGAACCACCAAGTAACCACATCACTAAGGCCGTTGAGTCATTTGAAAATGCGCCGTCAAAAGCCAATATGCAGTTTTCACCAATTTCAGGGTAACGATCTTCATCGGCTAACGCTTCCCAAGCACCTGTTGGCAACCAAGCAACCGAAGTATTCACAAAACAATTAAGGCGCTTGGTTCTAAACTCAGCTTCAGGTGTTCGCAAAACTGCCGAACGCATCTCATCCAAGTCGGTAATATCACCAAGCCCGGGATTTGATTGAAACCATATTTCTTCGCTGCGGTGATCAACCTCAACCTTCTCAGGTTCCCACCAAGCAAAGAAAAATGATTGATCTTTCTTTTCCTCTTTAACTATTTGCTGACCATATTGGTAGAGTGAATAGCAAAGAGAATCTTGACCGTTGCTTTGTGACTTAATGCCCGCAGTTGTAATGCCCAAAAGAAGTGAATCTTCTCTTGCACCACCTGCAAGTGAAAGCACATTCCACAATTCCCAACTAGGTTGGGCGTGAACTTCATCAAAAATAACAAGAGGCGAAGGGTTCAAACCTTCTTTGGAATACGCCTCAGCAGAAAGCACTCGGTAAACTGAACCCTTATCTTTGAATTCAATTGCATCGCGGTAAAGCGTGAACATAGATGAAAGTTCTTTATCCATTTCAATCATTCGCTTGGCGGTGCCAAATACAATTCGCGCTTGTTCCTTATCGGCTGCGCAAGAATATATTTCTGAACCGTTGCCGCCTAAGGTCAAACCTGCTAACCCAATTGAAGCGCCAAGAGCTGACTTGCCTGACTTACGCGCCATCCCGATCAGGGCGGTGCGGTGGCGAAAGCGCCCGTCATCGCGGCGGGCAAGGGCGTGGTTTAACAATTCCTTTTGCCAATCGCGCAAGACAAGCAGCTTGCCCGCAGGCGAGCCAACCGAATCTTTAGTTACTCGGCAAACTGCTTCGGTAAAGTTTGAATATAACTCGCCATCGCCCCGAAGTTGATCTTCAATCGGAACAGGCGTGAGCCATTTAGGGGGCCAAGAATTACTCACTTAGATTTTTGCTGCTCTAACAACTGAGCTAACTTGCCCTTTGTTGTTACTTCAGCAACCCCTAATTTGCTTCGGTCAATTGGTGTTAAACCAAGCAAAGATAAAATCTTGATGATGTCATTCTCAACCGTGTTTAACATTCCGAACAATGGGTTTGAATAAGCGTAGCCTTTGTCGGTGTAAAGCACGAACTCACTTGCATTTAGTTTGGCTTGCAAGGCGTACTTTCTATCCATCTTTTCACAAAGTTCAACAAGCAACTTGCCATCGGTGGTTGCGACCCAAGGCGCAAGTTCGCGCACCTCAAGCCAAATCTTTTTGCCTGACTCGGAAAGATGAATTGGTGGCTGATTCTTAATCTGCGGCAACGCAATCACATTCTTTAGAGCAGGCAGCTTTTGCTTGCCTGGGTTTCCGTTCCTACGCTTTACCTCTGTTGGTTTTGCTGCTGACATTTGTTCCTCTCATAAATCCACCGCCCCCGGTAGATGAACCGCCTGCGCGATTGGTAAGAAGCCAACGGCTTTTTCAACCAACTGCGCATTGCCAAAATCTGTTGTTGCGGGCATTGGGTGATTTTCCCAAGTGACTTGAACCTTATGCAAGTTGAACGCATAGATTCCCTGCGGTGTTGAGTTGATGTAGCAAGGAGCAAAGCCAATTTCATCAGCTCGCTCAACTAGCGCATCAAACTTATTTTTCTCAATTAACAAATCGTCATAGTGAGTTCGCCTGCACTTGAGTTCAATGTGCAGCTTCGCAGATTCAGATTCGCAATCAAAGCGCGAAAATTGCTTAGCACTCTTTTTCAAATCAGGCAAAAGGTTCTTGCGCAAAATCTCAAATAGTTCTAATTCGGACATTTGGTGCAAACCCCCCTAAAAGCGTACATCGGAAATGTGCGCGCCTT